TTGATTCCGCCGCCCTATCAGACGCACAGCGCGCTCACGCTCATTACGCTCCATAGGCACGATGCTGCGGCGAAGGTGCATGTAGAAGTCGGCTTGGTCCTCTGCCTCTTGCAAGGCTCTGTCCGTCCACCACAGCACGACCGGCTTGACGATCTTGCGCACCAGGCGGCGCGCGATGCGGGCGGCGGTCATTCGTACTCTCCTTCGTAGTGGCGCTCATCTTCTGGATAGTTGCGTGGATCGGACTCGGTAAAGATCACGACCGAAGGCCCAAGCCGCGAGTCCGACGACAAGTTTGTCGAAACGCTTTGAATCGACTCGTTGTAGCACAGACCAACATCAACCACGATGGGGTGATGCGGCGGGAACCTCTTCAATTCATCAATCAATTCAGAGACGGTCATATCGATTGCCTCGTTCTGGCCAGCGCCGCCGGCGGTTGTTGTTCTGTCGGGCTTTCACCATGTCCCGCATGGGCCTGTGCGCCTCAGGCTGGCGGCCGGTTTCGTTTTTCCGGCGCCGCTCAGGTACTACAAGGCTTGGGTTTCGCCTCCCTGTCAGCCGTTTTGCCTTCGTTGCGGTTCAACTGAACGGACCGAACTCTCCGCTGTGGCGGCCGGTGCTGATCTCCGGCTTGACGCCTTTTCCCTCACCTTGCTGCTATCCCGATGAAGCGGCGCTATTGCATCTACGTATCGCGCATCAGCCTGCGCATTCACCACACAGAAGCGGGCCGGGCTTGATTCCGGCTCTCAGTTGGCCATGGAGCGGTAGCACTCCCCGAAACTGACCTTGCAACCCTGATCGGCGCCCTCTTCGGGCCTGCTGCCGAGCAGGCGAACGTCCGTCCGTTCTGCCGCTTCTGTGTGGCGACTGGCTTACGACCAGTCAGGCGGCACCTGACGCAGTGCGAGCGCTCCTGTGGCCGGAGAAGCCCTCCTGTTTCCTGACCCGGAGATTGGCAAGCTGCACGTTGTATGTTGGGGTGCAGCGCTCCATAGCCGTATTTCCTAACCCCGGCGTCGGGCAATCACAGCTTCGTGAATCTCACGACCATTGCTGCGGTATGGGATCGTGTCAAACTCCGCTTCCCATTCACGACGGCGACGGTCGTCCTCTATCTCGTACGCTGTGTTGTAGGCCTCCGCTTCCCGCTCATAGCGCAGGTCGCGCAAGGTGGCGATTTCGAGGCGGAAGCTATCCATCACAGACTCCCCAGCTCAGTCCAAACGCAGTACACAGCCCCTATGGCGCACAGAATGGTGAGGATGGCGACCAGGATGTCAGAGGCGGTGAAGCGGGTGCGGGTGCTCATGCGCCACCTTCTACAGCAAGTGCAGCGCGCGCCTCTTCGGGCCAGTAGGTACTGGAATCCCATCCAGGCGTTTCGCTTTGCATCTTGAAGCACGGGATTTCTTCGCCATCGATCTCAAGAATAGGAGTTGCCCAGGTCGACGCGAGATACGTATACGTCTCCTCCTTGGGAGTCGGGAGACCGTTATTCCAGATCGTCCCAGCCGTCCACTCCATATCATCTTGAAGACCGGCGATAGCTTGCTCGGGGTTGCGTTCGCGGATGATTTCAGCAGCTTTAACCCAATCGAACACTCTCAGTTCGCGGTGACGATTGGCTTGCCCCATCAGAAATGCGTCTATCGAATCCATCGTTCTCTCCATCTGCCCTGCTGGGCTCAAACCGATTTCGGCCCAAATGCCGCCACCATGTTGTCGTGCCACTGCTGGACCCATTCCAGAGCCAGCGCTTCGATAACGGCTGGCACTTCGCGCGGAGCCGACGATAGGACAGCCCAGATGTCATCACGGATCGGAGTCAGGTCGGTGCTGCTCAGGTTGGTGCCGCGCAGGTTGGCGCCGCTCAGGTCGGCGCCGCTCAGGTCGGTGCTGCTCAGGTTGGTGCCGCGCAGGTTGGCGCCGCTCAGGTCGGTGCCGCTCAGGTTGGTGCCGCGCAGGTTGGCGTAGCTCAGGTCGGTGCCGCTCAGGTTGGTGCCGCTCAGGTTGGCGCCGCTCAGGTTGGCGTAGCTCAGGTCGGTGCCGCTCAGGTTGGTGCCGCGCAGGTTGGCGCCGCTCAGGTCGGTGCCGCTCAGGTTGGTGCCGCGCAGGTCGGTGCCGCTCAGGTTGGTGCCGCTCAGGTTGGTGCCGCTCAGGTCGGCGTCGCTCAGGTCGGTGCCGCGCAGGTTGGCGGCGCTCAGGTTGGCGTAGCTCAGGCTCACACCCTTGCGAACAGCGGCAAGCACCGCATCGCGCATCGTAGCGTCTTCGGCTTCGTGGGTGTAGATGACATCGTTCGACCAGCGGTTTCGGATCTCGATCTTCATGTGCTCTCCAAGGTTCGTGCCCCGAGGCTATTTCTCGGGAGCGGTTGCGATAGAGGTATATTAGCGCGACTAATTTTCCGAGTCAACAGTCGGACTGATAAATTTATGAGAGAATATTTCTGCCTGACCTCTTCAGGCGAGCCGGCCCGGCGTCAGGGTGAAAAAAGCCGCGTCGTGCACGGCATGGAGGATGGGATGGAGAAGAAACCGGAAGGCCCCCCGAAGAGCGAGGCGCAGCACTTGATGTTCAGTGAGGCTTGCCTAAAGGCACCGGAGGCCTACGATTCATACCGCGAACAATGTACGGCAGAACTTCGACGCTTGGAGCTTTTGTTGGATGAAGGTCGGACTATTTCCCAAGAGTCCCGGCCTGAAGACGCACAACCAGGGAATCAACTGCATCCTGAAATTCTCCGGCATACAGGTCCGAATACTCAGGAGGAATGTCACGTATGTATATGTTGCTGTACGATTTCTTCATCAGACTTCCCGTCTGCTGAAACAGTTGCGCAGCGGCTGGCTGCTTCTTTACCGTTGCCGCGACGAGTGCGCCTAGCATTATTTCTGCGGCTTCAGCTCGGCAAATTAGCCTCAATTTTTCCAACTCGTTTTCGGTCATCCTGAGTCCCCATCCCGCGCCGCGAGCGCGGATTATTTATCTATCGATTCTATAAAACCTGAGAGGAATTTAGATTTCCTGTAGATTTATTATTCGGGATCGCTCTGGCTTTTGTAATTGCTGATGCCGCTCCATCTGTACTAAACCTAATAACCATAAATTTACCGTCTTTCATAGGTGCAGCGAATCCGATTTGCTCTCCACTTTCGAAAATGCCAATCGCATCATCGAATTGCTCTATGATTAAATATTGATTCCCACCAAGGAAGCCGCAGGTAGAGGTAAGCACGTAAGCACCTCTAGACGAATTCGCCATTAATGGGGTAGTCGAACCAACATCACATGGGAGATTCATATTTAGAAAAACCTGACATCCCTTAGAAACATCGCAGAAGACGCCAACTCTGGAAAGATCGCCATTCACGGACATCGCAATTCTCGTTCCATTACCGTTGTCTTTAAAAGTCCAGAGTGAAGACTGGGCATATGATGATGTAGATGCAACCATGCATGCCATAAACACAAAAATACTGGAATTTCTAGATATTATTTCTATCATATTATTATCCGTGAGGCGGATGATCTGCTGTTACAATTAGTGAGATTGATTTTGATACAATTTTTAGGTTGCGCCGCTCAAAAGTTCATCCTATCTTGTTACATATAGGAAATCTTTTCCCGAAGAGGGGGCGCCCATGCAGCACCTGGCTGAGCTCATAGTTTGTTACTTAAACATAGATCCTGATGGGCGCGCCGTGGTGCTCGATACGGCCAGAAGCTTAGCCAAGTACCGTCCTGCGAAAAAAACAACGGCAAAATTACATGTTCTTCCTGGACGGCTCGCGGGCACCAAGTCGAGTGGCCAGGGACCGCATGACGTCAACAACTATGTGACGATCGATCTTTTCAATGGATCGATAGAGCAAAAGTAGTTCGCGCTCTTCGGCGTCAGAAACACCTGGGCCGTTCTCTTCTTGACACGATGCCACGCGGCCGATCTCAACCGCCAAAGCTGCCAAAGATGGACTGAAGTCGGCAATCGAGCATCCCAGCATACGTGCGAACTTTGCGGCCGCTTCCACATTAAGTGGTATGCGACCATTGAGATACTGACTCATTGCGCTCTGGTTAAATCCAAGCATGTCGACAACGTCCAGCTGCGATGCTGGCTCGTCACGCTCCTTGCGCCCCGCCTGCCATTGCAGAAAGATGGCCTTGAGGCGGTTCGCATCGGCTAACTGTTCGGAAGTGAGTGGTTTTGCTGGCATTCGGCAACAATATAAGCGCGGCTGATTAGCCGCAATTCGGTCGACTGTTAAAAATCAGTCCGACTATTGACAAGCGCGATCAGTCGGACTGATAATCGACACATGAACAACATCCGACAAATCCGTGGACGCCTTGGCGTCACTCAGGCCGTGCTGGCTTCTGCGCTCAAAGTCTCGCAAGGGAACGTGTCGAACTACGAGCAAGGACAGACTGTCCCCCCCGAGGTGGCTGCGCTCTTGATCGCTTATGCCAGCTCCCTTGGTCATTCCATTACGTATGACGATGTGTACAGCTTGCCTCAACCCGAATCCCAGCCCCAGTAACCATGGGAGCTTTTTTTTGCCCGAAAAGTTGCATGCAGGAACGATCCTTTTAGCAACAGTAGTACCTGAAATCCTGAACCACGCATCAACTGGAGAACCCCATGAAGAACCCTCGAAACATTGAAGTAAAAGGCCTGCTGAACGCTGACGAGTACGTCGACTACAACACCGAGCGCGAGCTCGCTGAAGTGGAGACAAGTCCTCTCATTCGTTCGCTGCTTAAAGGCTGGGCCGCTGAACAAAAGCGTAAACGTTCTCAGCAGCACGCGGAATGGCCTGCGTATGGACATCAGATGGCAATGCTGCTTCCAGGTCGTATCGCGCGCCCGCAACTGCGTATGCGTCTTTGAGGCTGATGTGTGGACCGTTCAATAGCCCTGATAAGGAAAGCTTACATGCAAGAACAGGCTAAGAGACAGGAGCAGGACACCCATATCCTGCACCGGGCCCGTGAATGGCGTCAGAAGGACCGGATCGCCATCACAGATAAAACCAATCGCACCAAAGTGCGCGAGGAATACCACGCGCGCCAGAAGCTACGTGACGCGATCGACAAGGCGGTGGCGTGATGGACCACTCAATCCAAGCTGTCACGCCTTCGATCATGCGCCAGCGCGGCGCAGAAGCGCATGACCGCGGGCTGACGCTCGACGATCACGACATGAATCCCACGGCGCCTGCTGTAGCTGACTGGAAAACCGGTTGGCTCGCACGTCACCACGAAGTCACGCAGGCCAAAGGCCGTCATGCGATGGAGTGCCCACCATGACGAAGCCGAAGAAGCCCCGCAACAAGAAGTACGTCCCCAAGCCCGTCGCACAGCACGGTGGACTGATTGCCATCGCTATGTGCCATGCACGCGGCGAGAACGCCTCTACCCTCAAACCCGATCAGGTAACGGATCTTGGCGTCGCCTACTGGCTCTCTTTCGAGAACCTACGCACTGGTGACGCCAACGAGGAATCGTGGTCCTGCGTTGCCTGTGCTCTGAACGTCGCTCTCGTCCTGTGCGAGAAAGGCATCGGCGCCGAATACGAACAGCAGCTCGTCACCGCCCTCGATGGCTGCTTCCGCGCCAAGATCCGCAGCGCCAAGACCGGCAACTTCCGCCTAGACGGCGAAGCACTGCGCGACATCGAAACAGCCTTGCAGATCCATGACCAGCAAATGGCGATCGCCAAGCGCTGGGAAGTCACCGCGGCAATGAACACGATCTATAAGCGCCTGAAGAACGGCAACGTGTACACCGCCGACCCTGTGCTGATCGAGGAGCACTGACGTGGCACGTATTCGTACTATCAAACCTGAATTCTTCACCAGTGAAGATATCTTCGGCCTCACGCCACTTGCACGTCTCTTTTACGTGTCGCTGTGGTGTGAAGCTGACCGCGAAGGCCGACTTGAATGGAAGGTCGGCACGCTGAAGGCTCGTTATCTCCCTGCTGACAATTGCGATATTAACGCCCTGGCTCAAGAACTGATCGACATGGGCCTCATCATTTTGTATGAGGTCGAAGGGAAGAAATACGCAGAAATTCCGACCTTCGTTGAGCACCAAATCATCAACAATCGCGAGTCTGAGTCAAAAATCCCTCCACGCGTGCCTCACGCGTCAACCACGCGTGAAAGCGGAAGGGAAGAAAGGGAAGGAAAGGAAAGGAGTGACGCGTCGCGTGACGACACGTCGCCGCCGCCCCTGCCGGCTTCGCCGACTCGAATCGGGGAAATCTGCATCCTGCTTCGCCGTGCTGGGGTCAACACCAGTCCAGACGCTGTCAGCAAGGTCGAGTGGTCTGCGAATCCCAGGGTATCCGACATTGTCCTGGATGACGCTGTGCTCCTTGCGAAAAAGCGAAGTCCGAGGCAGATCACCCCTGCCTACCTCACGCCCATCATTGCCGACTTGCTGGCCCAAGCTGATGCGGCCAAGGCCTCCGTGCTGGTCGCCGGGAAGGACTACGTGTGATCGCGACCAACGCTCAGCCGATCCTTGCTGCTCGCCTGCGTGGCTTCAAGCCCGACGAGATGGTCATGGTTTCGCTGGTTGGCCGCATCAACAGCAGCAACCAAACCGTGTACGCCGATCCTGGCCGCGACTACGAATGGCAGTGGGTGCGTGGTCTGGACATCTGCGTGTGGATCGGTGATGAGCCGAACTGGGCGCAAACGTTGAAGGCTATCGCACTGTGCCGACCAGATTACCTCGCGATCTGGCATCAGGGCCGCGAGTGGGGAGCGAAGGTCTACCTGATCCCGACCGCTGCAGACGTCACCAAGCCCGTCTGCATGTGGGAATACGAGCTCGACGTGCTCGATTGGCTGGAAACCTGCAACCGAGTATTCGCATCATGAACCTTATCCCGGACAACATCGATTTCAGCGCGTACATGGATGAGCCCGAGCAGCACCGCATCATCCCTGCTTCCGCATTTTTCGACGAGGTGACGGCGCTGTTCTACCCGCCTGCCGACCTGCCGAAGTTCCCGACGATGCTGTGGCAGAAGGCCAAAGACAAGATCGAATTCCGCCCTGGTGAAGTGTCGCTGTGGGCTGGCGTGAACGGCCACGGTAAGTCCATGTTCCTGTCGCAGGTAGGCTTGGACCTGTGCCACCAAGGCGAACGCGTCATGAACGCCTCGTTCGAGATGACCGCGCCGCGCCAGATGCAGCGCATGTGCCGCCAAGCCTACGCCGGGGATCAACCGTCGATCCCGTTCATGTCCGAACTACACCGCTGGACTGATAACCGCCTGTGGATCTACGACCACATGGGCGCCATCGATTGGAAGCGCCTGATGGCCGTTCTTCGCTACGCGCAGAAGAACTTCGGCATTACCCAATTCGTGGTCGACAGCCTCATGAAGTGCGTGCGCGGCGAAGACGACTACAACGGCCAGAAGGACTTCGTGAACGACCTGTGCAGCTTCGCCCAAGCCAATCGAGTCCACGTCCACCTCGTGCACCACGTCCGCAAAGGCGAGAGTGAGCACAAGGCCCCGGGCAAGTTCGACATTCGCGGCGCCAGCTCGATCACAGACCTCGTGGACAACGTGTTCATCGTCTGGCGTAACAAGCGTGCCAAGGAGCAGGACAACGGCGAGCCTACTTGCGTTGTCGCGTGCGAGAAACAACGCCACGGCGAGTGGGAAGGAAAGCTTGGCTTCTGGTTCGACGAGGCCTCGCAGCAGTACTTGGAGCGGATCGACGCCCAGCCCATGCGCTACAGCCTCAGGACGTCCAAGCAACCATGAGCCGCGATCCGCTGCCCTGCGTACTTTGCTCACGCTTCCATCGACGCGACGACGCCCCACCAGGACACGGCTACTGCGAAGGCTACGACAGGATGCGACGCCACGACGACACGAACGAAGCATGCCCTCTGTGGAACCGGGCGAAGGACGAGGCAAAGCGGAAGGCATGGGCAGAACGACAAACGAAGCAATCAACCAGCGCGTAAGCGCGCATAACGACAGGAGCAAACCATGGGTGCATTTTGTGTTTTTGGCATGAGCCGCACGTTGGCGCGGTCGAAAGCGGAGCGCAAGGTTCCGACGATGGTCGGCGATGGAAAGGAGCGCCGCGCGCTGCCGATCGCGGATTGGGCGGCGCTGGTCCGCGCGAAGGCCGAAGAGATTTTCGACGGCGCGGAGAAGGCTGAGCGCATCAGCCCGGAGTTCGATGCTCCGCAGTTCTGCCGCGACTGGATCGCCGTCGCGCCGAATGAGGTTCGCCTCACGAAGATCATGGTGCGCGGCCCCAAGGTTGACGAGACCGGGAAGCGCGTGCTCCGCAACGGAGCCCCGGTCATGACGTGGCACGAGTACGAGCAAGCTGCCGCGAAAGCGCTGGCAACATCATGACGAAACAGCAATACCACCTACAGAACTCCGCCGCCATTGAATTCGTCCGGCTGATGATGCGACTTGGAGTCCGGATGAGGGCCTGACGAGACCATTTCGCGCGCGAGCGCAGACAACGACAAGGAGAGAACGATGTACTTGAACGATTGGAAGGACAGCGGCGAGGCCGGGATGCTAGGTGACTTTCGCATTGATAAGTCGGCACTAGACGGCGCCGAGGTGCTTCTGGCGAGCTACACCTATGAGGACTATTCCGGGCACGCGTTCGTGCTCTTCTGGCGTGACGGAAAGCTCTACGAGGTGAACGGCAGTCACTGCTCATGTCATGGGCTAGAGGCGCAAAGCTATTGCGACAACGAGAACCGAACGCAGTGGGAGCCTGAGGAAACCAGCAAGGAAGCACTCGAAAAGCGCATTGACAACGATTACGCGTTCAGAGGCATGCGCGACGAACTGCGCGCCGTACTGGCGACGCTCTGACCATCACTCACCAACCGAAGCACCGACCTGAAAGGCAGATATGAACTACCCCACCGAATTGCAGCACAAGATGGCCGCCGCATCCGCGCACAGCGGCCCGATCATGGGCGCCGGCGCAATGTCCCAGCACGACGCCATCAACCAGATTCCGCAGCGCGACAAGCCGCCCGTCGAAGTCTCGGCGCAGCGCCTGTTCGAGCACCTGGGCCAATTGCAGGCGCGTATCGATCAGCTCATTGATCGCCTCAGCCCGGTGTCTCGCCCCGAGACGACCGGGGCAGGAAACAACAGTGCCCGCATCCCTGGGGAATGCACTCTCGTGACGATGCTCGACCAGGCCGCCGATCGCGTTGAGCACATGGCGCACCTTGTGGAAACCGCGCGCGATCGCCTCTGCATCTGACCGCCACCCCGCCCGTTCACCGGGCGGCAACAACGACAAGAAAGGGAGTTCATGAAGAAGACCGTTATCAGTTTCAAAAGCTTGCCGATGCGCGCGCCGACGCACACGGCCATCGTCTGGTGGCTTCTGCTAGATCGCCTGAATGCTCCTGCGTGGGCCTACGGCGTGATGTGGACTGTGGTCGCAATTCTGCTGATCGGCTTCATCGTCGAGGCCGCTACTGCGGAGCGCAAGAACGTGCCTGGCTTCGGCGAGTGACATAACAACAACGACACGGGGAGAACCTGAACGATGAAACGAATCCTGATCCTGGCCGTGCTGCTGGCCGGCTGCAGCATGAGAGACGATACCGATCCTCCGAACGGCATTAGCGGTATGGACCTCCACACGGACAACGCCACGGGCTGCCAATACCTCTATCGTCGCCACGCCATGGTTCCACGCATCGCCGCCGACGGCAAGACGCACATGGGCTGCAAGGGCGCTCAGTCATGACCCTCACCCGCTCCCCTCTCAAGCGCAAGGCTTCGCTCGGACAGCGCGGGCCGATTCTCAAGTCGACGTCGAATTTCCGGCAGCGCAAGTGCACCGTCTGTACCGAGACGTTCAGGCCGCAGCGCATGGGGCAGCGCGTATGTTCGCCGTCCTGCGCCGCAGTGCAAGGAGCCAAGGACCGTCAGAAGCAGGAGCGCAAGGAGACGCGCGAGCGCAAGCAAGCCCTCAAGACGCGCTCCGACTGGCTCAAGGAAGCGCAAATCGTCTTCAACCAATTCGTGCGCCTGCGGGATCAACTCGCCGGACACGCCTGCATCAGCAGCGGTCGCCCGCTCGACTGGTCCGGCAACGCGGTCGACGCTGGCCACTTCCGCAGTGTGGGCAGTGCGCCGCACCTCAGGTTCAACGAAGACAACTGCCACGCGCAGTCCAAGCACGACAACCAGTACAAGTCGGGTAACGCAATCGATTACCGCATCGGCCTGATCGCTCGCATCGGCCTAGCCCGCGTCGAGGCTCTGGAGGCAGATCAAACGCCCCGCCATTACACCATCGAAGACCTCAAGCGCATCAAGGCTGAATACAGGGCCAAACTGCGCGCGCTTAAGGAGACAGCACTATGACATTTATCGCATTCTGGCTTTCCAAGGCCCTAGTTGAACTGATGCTGATGCTGATGTTCGTTGTACCGTTTGCGCTCGCCTACCTGCCTCACATACTGCGCCAGTCCCGATGCAAGCACGATGGCGGCGTGAGCGAAACACGCGCCTGCGATGCGATTTGCCGGAAGTGTGGCAAGAACCTGGGTTTCATCGGAACTTGGCTCGAGAAGGAGAAAGCATGGCCGACCCCGATATCCACTTCGCCATCTCAATCGCCCTTTCCTTCGTCGCCGGCTTTGCATCTGCTGTCTGGCTGGCTGTGCTTCTGGATCGAGGCGCGAAGGAGATGAAAGAGAAGACGGATGAAACGGGGCATCCATGACGGTGCAGAAGAATGACCCGGCGCCCATCAAGAAGCTACTCGCCGAATGGGCGCGCTATCACGCCGATCACGTGGCGCAAGTCCCCGGCGACGTTAAGCGCCTGGACGAGGAAATCAACCGCCTCAATCCAAAGTCCGTGCGCGTCTTAGAGCTGCAATACTGCGACCCGCGTCCGCAGAAGGTGAAGGCTGCGATACTGCACATGCCGCGTCAGATATTCTCCGCGCATCTGCGATGGATTCACGACCAATTATCGTTCACGATATTGAGAAAGCCATGAAACTACCTGAGCACAAATGCGGCCTGTACCTTCAGCACAACCAGCACAGAGACTACTATCAGTCTGCGGCCGAATGGATCACGGATAACGATCTCTATGATTGGAAAGACGAAGCGAGCAAACAGACCGCTATCGATTCTGATTCCATCTGGACGCTCCAATGGTATCCAGACACGCCTATCGGGTTCTATTCGGTGGCTGCTCCGACACTAGAAGATCTGCTTGAGCTAGCAAATTCAGTGTCATGACAATTTAGATCTCGCCTCTATATCCCTCTATCTCTACCATTGTAACTGTGAGCCATTCCGGCTTAATTCAGTTTCGATGGAGTAAACATGAGCGGTCTCGGCAAAGGTCAAGAAGGCAATCCCAAATACGCTGCCAGCTGCGCTCGCGAATCGCGCGAGGCAAAAGCCGGCACATTCCACGGCGGCACTCCCCCAAGTGGGCCGCGCCCCGAACCCGTTCGCCTGAACGGTGTGCGTCCGCCGAAAGACAAAGGCCTGAGCAAGTAATCATGGCCGAACTCAAAGCCAAAGCCCGCAACAAGCTGCCGAAGTCCGAATTCGGCATGCCGGGCGAGCGCAAATACCCGATGCCCGATAAGAGTCACGCGAAGAACGCAAAGGCTCGTGCTAGCCAAATGGAAAAGGCCGGGAAGCTGAGTGAGAGCTCGAAGGCGAAGATCGACGCGAAGGCTGATCGCGTCCTAGGCAAGAGCAAGAAGAAGTAACTATGGCTCGTCCGTCCAAGTTCAAAGAGGAATACATCGACCAGGCTCGCAAGCTGTGCAAGCTTGGGGCGACTGATCGCGAATTGGCGGACTTCTTCGAGGTGTCGGAGAAAACGTTAAACAATTGGAAACTCGAAAACGAAGAGTTTCTACAGTCCTTAAAGATTGGTAAGGATGATGCTGACAATCGCGTAGAGCGGAGTTTATTTGCCCGCGCTACTGGCTATGAGCACCCCGATACGGACATTCGAGTGATCGAGGGCCAGATTGTCGAGACCCCGATTATCAAACGCTACCCTCCGGATACTACTGCTGCCATTTTCTGGCTTAAGAATCGCAAGCGGGAGGAATGGCGCGACAAAGTAACGAACGAGCATACCGGTGCTGACGGCGGTGCAATTGAACACGATATGACGCTGACAGTTTCGTTTGTGAAGGCGGACAAGACGTGAAGATCGAATTCCCAGAGAAGTTCGATTATCTGTTCAAGCCGAAGCGATACAAGATCGCTTACGGTGGCCGTGGCGGCTCCAAGTCATGGGCATACGCTCGCGCGTTGCTGCTGCGTGGGGCTAGTGAGAAGACGCGCATCTTGTGTGCTCGTGAGATCCAAGACTCGATCCGTGACTCGGTGCACAAGCTGCTGACCGACCAGATCCACGCGCTGGGCCTGTCGTCGTTCTACGAGATCCAGAATGCCAACATCTACGGCAAGAACGGAACTGAGTTCTCGTTCATCGGCCTGAAGAACAACCCGACGAAGGTGAAGTCATACGAGGGTGTCGACATCGTCTGGGTTGAAGAAGCGGCAACTGTTTCCAAGCGCTCCTGGGACGTTCTCGTGCCGACCATCCGCAAGGAAGGCTCAGAGATCTGGATCAGCTTCAACCCGGAGTTGGAGACAGATGAGACGTATAAGCGCTTCGTGCTCAACCCTCCGCCTGATTCCGTCGTCGTCAAGATCAACTACAACGACAATCCGTGGCTTCCTGACACGTTGCGCGCAGAGATGGAGCACTCGAAGGCTACCGATCCGGACGCCTACAACCACATCTGGCTTGGCTTTACGAAGAAGATTCTCGACGGTGCTGTGTACGCGAAGGAGCTACGCCGCGCTGAAGAAGCCAACAGGTTCACGCGAGTGTCGTACGACCAGAGCAAGCCAGTCCACACGTTCTGGGACTTGGGCCGTGCCGACAAGACAGCGATTTGGTTCGCACAGATGGTGGGGCTGGAGTTCCGCGTAATCGACTTCTACGAGAACTCGGGCGAGGCAATCGGCCACTACATGAAGCACATGCAGAGCCTGGAGTACGTCTACGGCGACTGCTGGCTCCCGCACGACGCACAGAACGAACTATTGGCCAGCGAACGAACCATTGAGCAGCAGATGCGCGCGGCCGGCTTCAAGGTGCGAATCACGCCCAAGCAGAGCATTTCGAGCGGCATCGAGGCGGCACGGGCTCTGTTCGGCCAATTGTGGTTCGACGAAGAACGCTGCGCCGACGGCATCAATGCCTTGCGCCACTATCGATATGAGGTTGACCCGGACACGAAGATGTGCAGCAATCAGCCACTGCATGACCACAACTCGCACGCTGCCGATGCATTCCGCTACATGGCTATCGCCCTGAAGGAGCCGAAGCAGCCAGTGCGTAACTTCCAGACGATCCCACGGCGCCCTCTAGTCACTGGGCGTCATGTTCCTGGCGGGTGGATGTGATGGCTGAACGCGCAAAGGACATCGTTGCCCGCGCCCATAAGCGCTTCAAGCTCTGCGTAGAGTGGGAGCAGGACACGCGCCAGCGCTTCAAGGACGACATCCGCTTCCTGTTTGCCGACTCGGACAATCAGGAACAGTGGAATGCCGCTGTGCGTGCACGCCGACAGATCCAAGACCAGCCGATGGTCACGATCAACAAGACGCATACGCACTGGCTGCACGTGGTCAACGAGGGCAAGGAGAACAAGGCCGCTGTTACCGTACATCCTGTCGGGGGCGCTGCGACGTACGATTCCGCACAGATCTTCGCCGGCGTCGTGCGCCACATCGAATTGAAATCCGATGCACAGACGGCTTACGACAAGGCTCGTGAGTTCCAAGTCGGCGGCGGCATTGGTTACTGGCGCATCGTCACGGACTACGCTGACGAGAACAGCTTTGACCAAGAGATCTACATCCGCCAGATCCCCGATCCGCTGTCGGTCTATCTTGACCCGCACATCAAGACGGTTGAAGGCTCCGATGCCCGCTTCGGCTTCGTGTTCGACGATATGCCGCGCGATAAGGCTGAGGCCAAGTATGGTGCTGTGCTGGATAAGCAAACCTTCGGCGATGGTGCGCTGTCGTGGAACCGCAAGGATATCGTTCGCGTCGCCGAGTACTACGAGGTCATCGAATCCAAGGAGTGGTTGTACGCGATTGAAGGTGATGAAGGCATCGAGTACGTGCGCGAGTCCGAACTGCCTGACGAAGCTCGACCAATGCTCAAGGCAGCGTTCGACCAGGGCAACGCACAGCGCCGTCGCGTCGACAAGCGCACGGTGATGCATTACCTGATCGTGGGCGACAAGATTGTCGAGTCGAGCACGTGGGCAGGCAAGTACATCCCGATCATCCGCGTGCCAGGCGAAGAGATCATCATCGAGGGTAAGCTTGATCGTAAGGGAATGGTGCGCTATCTGAAGGACCCCCAGCGCTCCTACAACTATAACGCGTCTGCCGCGCTGGAGTTTGGTGCGCTGCAAAGCAAATCACCCTATACCGCGCCGGTGGAAGCCATTGAGGGCCTCGAGAACTATTGGGCCACGGCCAACACGCAAAACCACGCGTATCTGCCATACAACCACGCAGACGAGAACGGCAATCCGATTCCGTCACCGGAACGTCAACAGCCACCCTCCTCTGCTCCTGTCTACCTCGAAGGGATGCAGACCGCCGAACGCGAGCTGATGATGGCGTCTGGCCAGTACGAAGCGACGTTCAGCGAACAAGGTAATGAGGTGTCGGGCATATCTCTGGAGCGCAGGCAGAAACAGGGATCGCGTGTCACTTTCCACTTCAAAGACAACGAATCGAAAGCTATCGGCTTCACCGGGAAGCAGCTTATCGACCTGATCCCGAAGATCTACGACACCAAACGCATTATCAATATCCTGGCCGAGAACGGCGACAAGCAGCAGATCCAGATCGATCCTACGCAAAAGGTGGCACTCCAGCAGAACAAAGACGAGAGCGAAGCGAAGGTCGTAGCGATTTTCAACCCGAACGTTGGCACGTATGACGTCATAGCCAAGGCGGGCCCCAACTTTGAGACTCGCCGCGAAGACGCGTTCAATGCGATGACGCAGTTGCTGGGCTCAGACCCTCAACTGGCACAGGTCATTGGTGATCTCTACATGGGCAATGCCGACTTCCCGGCCGCCGACAAGCTGCAAGAGCGCATGCGCAATTGGATCAGGGCCACGAATCCGGGTGCACTTGGCGAAGGGCCGACGCCACAGGAACAGCAACTCCAACAGCAGCTGCAGCAGGCCATGCAGGTCATCCAGCACTTGCAGCAGGAGTTGCAGGACAAGACCAAGGCACAGGAGATGGAGAAGCAGCGCCTCGACATGGACGCACTGAACCATCTTGCCCTGCGCATGGAGAACGACAAGGAAACCATCGTCGACGCATTCAAGGCCGAGACTGACAGGTTCAAGACGCTCTTGGCTGCTTTGGACCCGGAGCAGATCTCGGCCGTCGTGCGCAAGACCTTGCAGGAGATGATGACAGCTCCGAACCCAGCGCAGAACCTGACGCAAGAACGCATGGACCCAGATGCAGCATACGAAGCCGGAATGGATACCGTGCTCGCACCAGTTTGATAGCCCCAGGAGAGAAGAATGAGCGATCAAGTTCAAGAGCCGCAGGAACAGCAGCAAACACAGGCCGTAGAGGCTGAGCAGCCGCAGGAAACTCAGCCGCAAGCGCAGGAAGAACCAAAGACCGCGCCTACCGACTGGGCGCTTCGTCGCATCGCTGAAATCACGGCCAAGCGCCGCGAAGCCGAGGCCGAAGCAGCACGTTGGAAAGAGCAGTATGAGCGCGCACAAGCACTTGTGCCGGCCGAACAGCAACAGCATCAGCCGCAACAGAACGTCGACCAGCTTGCACGCGCTTACGCCGAGAACATGCGCGCGCAGGAACGGGAGCAAGAACGACTTGTGAGCATCGAGGCAGCCGGCCGCAAGGAGTTCGGCGCGGACTTCGACACCGCTGTGGCCAATCTGAATGCCGCTGGTGTAGGTGGGCCGGAGTTCTTGCGTGTGGTTGCTGAAATCCCGAACGCGGAGAAGGTTATCACATGGTTAGGGAAGCACGACAACCTGGGCGAGGCCGTGCGCATCGCTGGTCTGAGCCCGATTCAGATGGGCATCGAGATGACGAAGCTGTCGACGAAGGCAGCAAAAGAGATGACGAAGCAAATTTCGAAGGCTCCTGCGCCGATTCAGGCCATCGAGGGCGGTTCGTCGGCTTCAGACAGCGTGGAACCGGCTGTCGGCTCGAAAGAATGGTTCAAATGGCGCAATGAGAACGCGCGTAGGCGCCGGTAAATCGCAGCACAAGCAGTACTCACCTGACATCAGGGGTAAGTAGGCAGAGGCAAGCCGTTAATTGCCGCATGGCCCGTTAAGCAGTCTCCGCAGGGCAGAGACGAAACGCGAGAAATCGCCTTTTTCTTTGCCTTTACGGAGATTTTCATGGCCAACAGCCTACTTACCATCAACATGATCACCAACGAGGCGGTACGTCTGTTCTCGCAGACGAACGCCTTCCTCCGCACCGTCAACAAGCAATACGACGACCAGTTCGCCCGCGACGGCGCAAAGATCGGTAACACGCTGCGCATCCGCCTGCCGAATGACTACGTGGTCAACACCGGCCCGGCGATCACGCCGCAGGGCACGAACGAGCAGAACACCACGCTGACTGTCGCCACGCAAAAGAACGTGCCGGTATCGTTCGGTACGGCCGAACGTACGATGTCCCTGGACGACTACAGCGAGCGCATTCTCGCGCCGGCAGTGAACCGCCTGGCCGCATCTGTGGCATCGGACCTGATGAACGTCGCGAACATGTCGTCCAACATCGCGCCGAAGATCACGGGTGGCAACCTCGTCTCGCCTGATGCCACGACCTGGCTGTCGGCCGGCGCAATCCTGGACCAAACGCTGTCGCCGCGCATGGACCGTAAGATCATCATGGATCCTCTGACTCAAGCGCGTACGGTGGGTTCGCTGACTGGCCTGTTCAACCCGCAGCGCAAGATCAGTGACCAATACGAGTCGGGCATGATCACGACCGACACTCTCGGCTTCGACTGGATGATGGACCAGACGACCAAGGTTCACACGGTCGGCACGTTCACCGCTGGCACCGTCAACGGCGGCGGCCAAACCGGCAATACACTGGTCGTGAACGCCATCACCGGAACCCTGAAGCAAGGCGACATCATCACCGTCGACGGCGTGGACGCGATCAACCGCTTGACTGGCGACGACCTCGGCGCAGTGCAACAGTTTGTGGTGACGGCTGACGTGGCGAGCGGCGCTACCTCGATCCCGATCTACCCTGCCATCGTCCCGGCGCCGGCTGCTTTCAACACCGTCACCGCTTCGCCGGCCAACTCCGCAGCTATCTCGCTGGTCATGACCGCTGGCTCCAAGTACCGCCAGAACCTCGCGTTCTATCCGGAAGCCTTCACCCTGGCGACCGCCGATCTGGTCATGCCGACCTCTGGCGTGGTCGAGTCGGCGCGCGCAGAATTCGACGGCGTGGCAATGCGCATGATCACGGCGTACGACGTCATGTCGGACAACCTGATCACCCGTCTGGACCTGCTGTATGGCTTCGCCGCGATCCGTCCGGAGTGGAGCGTGATCGTTCCGGACGTTCTCTGACGCTTTCTCCTGTGGTGCTCTTTGGCCCGGTTTCGGCCGGGTCTTTTTTAAAACATCAGTGAGGAAACGATGCATCAGAACATGCGAAATTTCACCGCCGAATACGTCTACCGCGAGTTTCCGAAGTGGGTGGAGTTGGCGAATGGCGAGCGGATCATCGTCCACAATGCCGAGGAAGAAGCGGCGGCGATTGGCACCGTCGATCAGACGCCGGCGCGCGAAGCGCTGATGGCTGAAGCCCGAGCACTGGGCCTGAACCCGCATCACCGCACGGGCGAGGAAAAGCTCGTGGAGATGATCAAGAAAGCGCGGGGTGAGTGATGGCGACGTTTAACAACAGCGCTGCGTACAGCATCGTCTACGACCAAGGGGGCGTGCATTACCTTCAAGACGGGCACTATTTCACGACGCAGTTTATCGATCTCGGAACGTCCATTTCTACCTCTCGCCAGTCGATGAGCACTGAGCGTTCGGACGTCGTGAACATCATCGGAGGCACGATTGATGGCGTTACGATCGGATCGAATTCGACCATCAACGCTCCGATCAGTGGGCCAATTACTGGCTCGACCATCACAAACCCGACCATCACGGGCGGCTCGATCGATGGCACCGCAATCGGACAATCGACACCGGCAGCCGGCGCATTCACCGGTCTGAATGCAACGAGTGCCAGCATTCTCGGGGCACTCTCGGCAGAGGGCATTAACTCGACCAGCAACGGCCAAGCGGCCAGCCCAACGAATACCGGTACGGCACTTTCGCAAACGTTCGCCTCGATTACTTATTTCGATTCCGCGCGAACCCCGAACAATCGCACCGCTGATTTTCTGTGGACCGGCGGCTCGTTCGCGGCACGCTTCAAGAATGACGCTGGCAGTAGCGCGCTGACGTGGCTCGCTGCAGCAGGTGGTCAGGCTGCAGGCATTACCGGCATCACGTCGGACAGCGGATCCGGTTCGTGGTCGCACACGGGCGCATTCAGCGCGAGCGGTGCGATCAATACGAGTGCGGGCCTGACCGTCAAGGAGGGCACGAACGCCAAGCAGGGCGTCGCTACGCTCGTCGCAGGCGCCGTCACAGTTTCTAACACGTCGGTGACGGCCAACAGCCGGATCCTCCTCACGGTGCAATCGCTCGGGACCGTAACCGCGCCCAAGGCTGTTGCAGTGACCGCGCGCACTGCGGCAACGTCGTTCACGATCACGTCTGCGGACAACACTGATACGTCGGTCGTCGCATACGAAATTTTCGAGCCAGGCGCCTGATCATGGGTTATCCCGTCCCGACCACGCCGTCCGACCTGATCACTCTTGCGCTTAAAACCGCGAACGTGCTTGGCGTCGGCCAAACGGCCAGCGCAGAGGACATGAACGACGCGTTCAATCTGCTGAACATGATGATGGCGCAGCTGCAGCGGCGTCGTTACATGATCTACCAGTTGGTGACGGTATCGAAACAGGCGACGGGCGCACAATCTTACACTGTCGGCCCGGGTGGCGACTTCGATATCCCGCGCCCCGCGAAACTGGAGTCGGCTTTCTTCCGCCAGAATCAGAATACCCCGCTGCCTGTCGATTATCCCTTCCAGATCCTTCGTGCAGCCGAGGATTACAACCGCATCTCGATCAAGAACCTGAATTCGTTCCCGCAGGTGATCTTCTACGACGGAGCATTCCCGATCGGGAATGTCTATCCGTGGCCGATCCCGAGCGATCAGTACGAAATCTTCCTGACCGTGATGCAGCAGTTGCAGCAGTTCGCAACGATCAACGACACCATCGTCCTTCCGCCAGAGTACAGCGCGGCACTGATGTGGAACCTCGTGCTGGAACTCGGTGTGGCATTCGGCCTACCGGAGAATCCGCGCGCCGAGAAAAAGGCCGAAGCATCGCTCCGTATCATCGAGGAAGCGAACGCCGCTATCCCGCTGCTTCAGATGCCGACGGCGCTCAGGAAGAACGCCGGCACCTTCAACATTTACGGTGACTACTACATTGGGGGCACGAACTAATGGCCCGCTTCGCGCTCACTGTCGGGGCTTACCAGGCGCGCAGTCTGATCGCTGCAGCACAGCGCTGCATCAATCTGTACCCGGAAAAGAACCCGGACGGTTCGCCCTTCCCGTTCACGTACTACCCGACGCCCGGGCTGACGTTGCTGCTGTCCGTCACACCGACGACCGGCAGCGGCTGGCGTGCGCTATGGGCTGCTTCTAACGGCCAGTTATATGGCGTTTGCGGGTCGTCCGTGTACATGATCTCCTCGTCATGGATAGCGACATACCTAGGCGACGTGCAAACGACAAGTGGTCCGGTTTCCGTGACGGACAACGGAAATTATGTGCTGATCGTCGATGGTTCGTCCTCGGGCTATGCGATCAAGATGATGGGGAACACGTTTGCAACTGTTTCCGATCCTGCCTTCATGGGCGCGAACACGGTCGATTACGTTGACGGCTTCTTCCTGCTGAATAATCCGGGTACGCAGCAGTTTTACATTTCCCTGGCCAACCAACTCGCGCTCGACGCTACCGATTTCGCGTCGAAGTCGGGCTATTCCGACAAACTCGTCGGACTCGGTGTATCGCGTCGCTACGTCTACCTCTTTGGCGCCGTGACGACTGAGATTTGGTTCAACGCCGGCGATGCGACGTTCGCATTCGAACGCATGCCGGGTGTCTTCATACAGTACGGCTGCACGGCTGCGGCCACAATCGCGCAGATGGACGGCGAATTCTATTGGCTGGCGCAATCTCCGCAAGGTCGTGCGATGGTCTGCCGGACCAACCAGTTCGCGGCGCAACAGATTTCGACGTTCGCCCTGGATGACGAAATGGCTGGCTATGCCACGCTGGACGATACACAAGGGTTCACGTATCAGATCGAGGGTCACTTCTTCTACGTGCTGAACTTCCCGACTGCAAACAAGACATGGCAGTACGACTTGAGCACCGGTCAGTGGAACGAACTGGCGTGGCTTGATGAGAATGGGAACTTCAACCGTCACCGGGCGAACTGTCACGCCTCGATCTACGACACAGTCGTCGTGGGCGACTGGCAAAACGGCAACCTGTACGTCTGGGACATCAACGAATACACGGACAACGGATCGCCTATCTCGCGCGTGCGTTCCTTCGCACATTCGACCGACGACAACTCTGACCGTATTCGCTATCGCGAGTTCATCGCGAACATGGAGGTTGGCAACGGGACCGGCGCGAATGACCCCGTTCCGGTGTTCCTGCGCTGGAGCGACACGCGCGGAAAGTCGTGGGGCAACGCCATCAGCGGGAGTCTCGGCCTGGAGGGTGAATACCTGACGTCGATCCAGTTCCAACGCTTGGGCATGGCCCGTGACCGTGTGTTTGAACTGTCGTGGTCGGCGCCTGTGAAAACCGCGTTGCTGGGCGCATGGGTACAAGCGGAGTCGAACAACCAATGAGCAACTACGCCGCAGACGTCCCGCTCCTCAATGAGCCATTCGTGCGGCCTGATGGCCGTGTGAGTGAAGCATGGTTCATGTTCCTCATCCAGCTTTTCCGACGCACAGGTGGTGCAAGCGGGAGCGCACTCGACAATTTGGCGACTGACGTTGCTACTCTGGCGGATGACCCTGCGGTGACCGTTCTATCCCGGGCGCTGGCGAGTATCAATGTCCAACTACAGATGCTTCCTCCTGATGCTGGATCGGCTCAGGATGCGCTTACGAAAGCTCATCGCGCGATCCAAGACGAGATCATCGACCAGATGACTCCACTCGATCCAATCCGCTCTATGGCCTACCAGGACGCGTCAAACGTGAAGATCAAGGGTGGTTCGATCGATGGGACTGCGATCGGCACGACAACGCCGAGTACAGCCAATTTCACGACTGTTCAGGCCAGTGGCCAGATCACCAGCACCGTTGCCACTGGCACGGCGCCGCTCGTCGTCGCAAGTACGACGCTCGTATCGAATCTGCACGCGGCCACGGCGGATAGCCTGGGTACTGCTGGCAGCTATCCGGCCGATGCGACTGACCTGCCTACTGTCATTGCGCTCGCTAACTACATCAAGAGTCGCAACATTTCTAAGGGAGTTTGACCTTGACGATTACCGCAAAACAGATGGTAGCGCCGCAGCAGTTGACGAATTCCGATGCGCTCTACTACACGTCGCCTGCGAATACCACGGGCGTCATCAAGCGCGCAACGTTCACGAACACGAGTGCGGGCGCAGTCACGATCACTGCCAATGTTGTGCCTGCTTCTGGTAGTTCATCTGCAGCAAACCGCGTGATCGATCCGCAGAATACGACGCTCTCGGCCGGTCAAACCTACGTTGCTCCTGAGCTTGCCGGTAAGACGCTGCCGCCTGGGACGATGCTGCGGATGCTCGCAAGTGCGGCTGCAGCCGTTACGGTTGCTGTGGATGGTGTGGAGATCGTATGACCATGGCGACAATTGCAATTGAGCCCTTCACCCGCGAACTTGCCGACGAGATCGTCCCGCTGGGGCAACAAAGCTGGGACGAATGCTCAGAGATAAAAAAGGATACGTGCGCTTATCACGGGCAGCGCGGCCTTGCGATCGACCCTGATATCGACCAATACCTTTATCTCGCCAATCACCAATCGCTTATCGCAATGACCCTGCGTGACGATGAGAAGACCCTGCGCGGATATGCGTTGCTCATCTTGTACAAAAGCCTTCACCTGAAAACAGAGCTCTGCGGGAACGTCGATACGTTTTACGTGCAACCAGATTTCAGGCGCTCTATGTCTCGCTTCATTTCTGCAATTGAGGGGACGCTTAGGGCGCGCGGGATCAGCATCATCGGCTGGCCGGTCACGATGACGGGAAAGATGTTCGAGATTCTGAAGCGCCGCGGCTATATCGCCGATGACGTCGTAATGGAACTCAAAATTAAAGATATCAAGAGAGGTTAGATATGTGCGTCGCAGCAGCAGTAGCAGGTGCAGGTCTGGCAGGGGCTGCTCTATCTTCCTCTGCCGCAAAGAGTGCCGCAAACACGCAGGCAGATGCCGCCAATCGCGCATCCGATCTGCAAATGCAGCAGTTCCAGCAGATGCAGCAGAACTTGGCGCCGTACATGGGGCTCGGTACGTCGACCATCCCGCAGTTGCAGCAACTGCTAGGTGGCGGCCGACTCAATACGCCGTTTTCGTTCAATCCGACGATGCAGCAGTTGGAACAGACGCCCGGATACCAATTCACGCTCCAGCAGGGTAACAAAGCTCTGGACAACGCGATGGCAGCGAAGGGCCTAGGCCTCTCCGGCGCGCAGTTGAAGGGGCTCGATGCGTACAACACGGGCCTTGCGAGTCAGACATTCCAACAGCAGTACCAGAACGCGCTCCAAAACTTCAACACGAACTATGGGCAAGCTGGAGATCAGTACAACCGTCTGGCAGGTCTTGTAAAACTTGGCCAGAACTCAGCGGCAGGTGTCGGGGATGCGGGCATCCAGACCGCATCGAACATCGGCAACAACATCACGAGCGGCGCGAATGCGCAGGCAGCAGGTCAGATTGGATCCGCCAATGCATTGAGCGGTGGATTGTCAGGTCTGGGAGGCAGCAGCCTTCTCTACTCGATGTTGCGAGGAAACAGTGCCCCGACCGGTGTCTATGTTCCTGAATCGAGCCTGCCGGGGCTGCAAATGCCGGCGATAAACCAATTCAGCATGGGAGGCTAAGATGCCCTTGGACCCAAGCATTCCGCTGCAGGCGCAGGTGCCAAACACGCTGGCATCGCTCCAGCAGCCCATCCAGACCGCCGCGAGCCTGCAAAGCCTGAAGCAGAACCAGATGCGCCTCGGCGCAAATCAAGCCATTTCAGACGCCTATCGGCAGTCGGTCGACCCGGCCACTGGTGAGGTGGATTTCGGCAAGCTGCAATCCATCGCGAGCCAAAACGGCGCAGGCGCGTTCCTGCCCGAGTTCATGGGCCAGATCGCCAATCAGCGCAATTCGCAACTCCAATACGACACCGGCAAGCTGGAGCAGGCATACAAACAGCAACAAGGTCTTCGTGGCGTCATTGGCTCGATGGCGCTCGATCCGAACCTTGGTAAGGCTGACATGTCGCAACAGATTGCGCAGCAGATCGTCGGCTTGGTGAGCAATGGACTGCTACCGCAGGATATGGCAATTCGTGAGCTGAAGGGCATCCCCGGCGACCCCGCACAACAGAAAGCATGGGTGACAAACCATCTGATGAACTCGCTTAGTGGCGAAGCGAAGATCAAAGCATTGATGCCGCAGATTCAGGCAATCAACACCGGGGGCGCAACAAACGTCGTCGCAATCAACCCGATGACCGGCGAGCCGACGGTGACTGGCACGATGCAGAACACTCTTACGCCCGGTGAACTCGCGCAGAACGTCGAAGTCACCGATCCGACGACCGGCGCTCGCTACGTCATCACGAAGGCCCAGCAACTAGCCATGCAAGCCGGCCAGGGCCAGCCGCAGGCCCAAGGCTACACTGGACGCTATCAACAGCCTGGAACGTCTTCTGGCGTGCCTGGCGGCGTGCAAACGGCCCTGAGCCCGTCGCAACAATCCGCGTTGACGGCGCAAGGCGGTACAGCCAACCAAGCGGCGCAGGATCTGCATAACGCAGCCGCGGACGTGCCAATGCGCTTGAACCTGCTGGAGCAGGCCCGCGACAGCTTGAGCGGCATCCAGACTGGCCCGGGCACAGACTGGCGCAACACGGCGAAGTCGTTCTTCAACGCGCTGGCGCCCGACATGGCCAAGAAAATCGGCTGGACGGGCGACGTCCAGAACTACGACGAGTTCAAGAAGATCCTCACGAACTACGCTTCGTCCGTATCTGGCTCGTTGGGTTCTGGCACTGACGCGCGCCTGAACGCAGCCATCACGGGCAATGCCAATCCAGGCATTTCCAAGCTCGCCAACGAAGACATTCTCACGAAGACGATGGCGGCCGAGAAGATGCGCGCTGCTCAGGATTATGCATTCCAGAACTCGGGCCTGACGACGGATAAGTTCAATCAATGGCAATCGCAGTGGAACAAGGCTGTGAACCCTGATGCGTTCGTCTTCACCTCGATGAGCCCGCAGCAGCAGCAAGCATATCTGAAGCGTCAATCGCCCGCGCAGATGGCTAAGTTCAAGAGTGACTTGGGCAACCTCGTCCGCGCCGGTCTAATCCAGATGCCGGGACAGTGATGCCATACGATGACATCATCGAATCGGCAGCACGGGCGCAGAATATCGACCCCTCGCTGATCCGCGCGCTGATCCAGACGGAATCGAGTGGCAACCCGAAGGCCGTCTCGAGTAAAGGCGCAGTCGGTCTGGGCCAGTTGATGCCGGCGACAGCAAAGTCCCTCGGCGTCTCCGATCCGACCGACCCGAAACAGGCTATCCCTGCGATAGCCGCACTGCTGAACGAGAACCTGACGCGCTACGGGAACGTGCAGGATGCCTTGCGCGCTTACCACGGTGGGACCGATCAAAAGAACTGGGGGGCGCTGACCCAAGCCTATCCCCAAAAGGTGTTATCCGCGATGTCGAAGACGCAATCACAAACGTTACCCGGTATCCCGACCGGCCAACAACAGGGCGCCCAGAGCGATGATGCGATCTTCGCCGCGTTCACTGGGGGCAAAGCGCAGCCACAGCAAGCGCAGAGCGGCCCGAGCGACGACGATATCCTGGCTGCCTTCACGAAAACACAGCCGCCACAGGCCGCGCCGGCGGCGAAGCCAGTACAGACCCAGGCGGTGCAGGCGAAAGGCCAGCCAAGCGGCATTGCAGCACTCGGCGCGACTCTCGGCAAAGGGTTCGGCTCGACGGTCCTTGGCGCCCAGCAATTGCTAGGCCATGGATTGCAGGCCCTCGGGGTACAAGGGGCCGGCGACTGGCTCACCAACGATGCCGAGCAAGGTCTGAAGAAATTGAATGCCGAAGCTCTGCCATACGAACAAGCGCATCCGACCATCGGGACTGTCGGCAACTTTGGCGGCTCCATTGCCGCTACGCTTCCACTGATGGCTGCGGCACCCATCGTCAACACTTATCGAGGTGCAGCCGGTATTGGCGCCCTTACAGGCGCCGCTACAGGCGCTTTGGCGCCCGTCGAAGGGGGGAATGACTTCTGGGGCGATAAAGCGCAGCAGATCGGCTTAGGAGCGCTTACAGGCGGTGTAGCGTCACCCGTGTTGCGCGGAGTCAGCCGCGTTATCTCGCCGCAGGTTTCGCCCGACGTGCAGGCGCTGATGAACCGCGGAGTCACGCCGACGCCGGGGCAAATCCTCGGCGGCGGATTCGCACGCACCGAAGAAAAGCTCACCAGTGTGCCATTCCTGGGCGACATGATAAAAAACGCACAGCAGCGAGGCCTTCAGCAGTTCAATGCTGCGGCGTACAACGAGGCCCTTGCGCCGATCGGCGAGAAATTCAGCGGCAAGGTCGGCCAGGAAGGTATCGAGCAAGTCGCGAACAAGATCGGCGCCGCGTACAACGAAGTGCTGCCGAAGATGCAGTTCAAGATCGATCCGCAGTTCCACGCGGATGTGATGAATTTGAGTTCGATGGCGCAAGGCCTTCCGGAGGCGCAGCAAAAGACCTTCTTGAACCTGCTGAAGACGCAGATCTTCAACAAGGTAGGGCCGCAGGGGAATATGGACGGCCGAGCACTCAAGGGCGTGCAGAGTGAACTTGCGCGCGTCTCCAAAGGCTATCTTGGCGATCCATCATTCGACAATCGGCAGCTCGGCGCGGCGGTAAGCGCGCTGCGTGACGCCGTGGACGGGAACTTGATCCGCATGAACGCGCCAGAACTAGCGCAGAAGTTGTCAAACGCGAATCAGGCATGGGCTAACTTCGCCCGCATTCGTGCGGCCGGCGCATCTCAAGGCGCGATGAACAACGAAGGCGTATTCACTGCCGGGCAGCTTCAGAACGCGGTGCGATCCGCCGACAAGTCGGTCGGCAAGGGCGCGACGGCGACGGGCAGTGCTCTGATGCAAGACCTGTCGGGCGCCGGGCAGCGGGTTCTGGGCTCGAAGTACCCAGACAGCGGGACCGCTGGCCGCGGCCTGATGTCGTTGCTGGCGCCGGGCTCAGTCGCGGCCGGCATGGCAACGGCGCCCACCTCGACGCTGTTGACGCTCGGCGGCATTGGTGCGGGCTCCCTCCCTTACACACAACTAGGCCAGCGTGCGGCTGCGAAACTTCTTACATCGCGCTACCAGTTTGCCAAGCCGGTAGGCAAAGCGGTATCCAAACTCGGTCCGGCAGTCGTATCCGGGAGCCTTCCGGCGCTCCTTTCGGGCGGCCAGTAGGCACCGTATTTCGTAGATTACGGCCATCCCAACAGATGTGCCGATAGTGTGAATAAGTTGTTCGGTTTTCATAGGTAAGACGATCCTATAATTCGTCGAATGTCCGTCAAGCGGTCTCCCTAGGCAAGAGGCAAAGGCAACCTTTTTGTTCCTTGCTCAGGGCATCATATGACCGCCACATTACTACCGAACGCAAAACAGCAATTCCTCGATACCAATGGACGCCCGCTCGCAGGAGGGCAAGTCTATTTCTATATCCCCAACACGTCCACTCTAAAAAATACGTGGCAGGATGCCGGGAAGATCGTACTTAATACTAATCCAGTTGTGCTCGATACGAATGGGCAGGCGATCATTTATGGCGACGGTCAGTATCGGCAGGTCGTCTACGATGTGCATGGCAATTTGATTTGGGACAAGCTAACCGATTCTCCAGCGCTAAACTCGGAGTTCCAGACCTTTGTAACCAGTATTAGCTCATCTTCTGGTTCATCCAAATTCGGTTTCATCCAGGCCGGTGCGGCTGCCGTTGTGCGCACTGGGCAAGACAAGCTGCGCGAGCGTGTCAGCGTCGAGGATTTTTACGACTCTTCGATGGGTACCGACTGGGCACTCGCATTCCAGCGCGCAGTCGCAGCACTCCCCGCTGGCGGCGTCATCGAGTACAACACGCCCGGCACCGTGGGCATCTCCGCAACGATCACTACCAGCGATACCGCGCCAATCGTCTTCAAGGGCAAAGGTAGCAGCACGGTTATCCAGAAGCTGTTCAACGGCGACATGTTCAACCTCGGCAAGAAGAGCGAACTGCGTGATATGAAGTTGGACGGCAATGGCGCGTCGTACACCGGCCGCGGCGTTATCTGCACGACAGGGGCTGTTGACCTCGTGTCGTGGCGCCGGTTCGATAATGTCGAAATGGTGAATATGAAGGGCTACCCTATTGAGTTCGTAGGGGCCTATGCAGGATACGGGTCGGTTATCAGCCGCTCATACCTGGGCGCCGTAGATGGCACAACCGCAGGCGTGAAGCTGCCGGACACTGAGCCGAATGGCAACCGCCAGATGATCAACGTGTACACGTCCGGCCCGCTCTTCAATGCAGCCGGCTGCAACAACCACTACGCTCAGGGCTGCGAAGGCGGCGCACCGATCCTCACATCCAACAGCGTCAAGGTGAGGATGAACAGCTGCCGCATCCCCTTTTCGCCAAGTGCCCCGACATTTGATGTCGACGGCGTCGATACGTTGGTAGCGGACTGCGAAATCGGCGTCACAGCGATCAATTTTAAGTCGACGCTCAGCTCCTGCAACTGGTACGGGAATGACGATATCGGCGCGGCCCCAACTATCACTGACCTGTCGAATGGGACGAACCGGATACAGATCAAGCGCACCTTGTACACACCGACGTGGGCGAGCAGCGGCACCGCAATCACGCAAGGCAATGCGTCGATTGGGGGTGCCTGGACACGTGAAGGAGATCGCTGCATAGCCACCGGCACGCTGTCTATTGGAAGCACGACCAACGTCGCCGGCAGCAACACGTGGACCATGACTATGCCCTACAAGGCAGCCAGGAATCAAACAGGCAGCATCTGGATTCAGCAGACCGGAACAGGCCTCAAGCAGTACGCGGGTAGCTGCGTCATCACCTCCGGGACCAATCAGGTGCAGTTCAACCCCGCTGGCGTGACGAATGCAGTGGGCGACGGCGTTCCAGGAGCATGGGTCGCCAACGACCTGCTCATTTGGGACATCGACTTCTTCATCCAATGAATCAACCCCACCATGAAAGTCCAAAACATGAGCGAACCCCTCTCCAGCACGGCCGCCGGTGTCGCAGGCTGGAAAATTCTCGGCGGCGTGGCCGGTACTGGGATCGGCGCGGGTCTGGCCGCGTACATCGTCATGTCCATGACGAAACCCAAGACCGATCAGGAATGGCACGTTGCCCTTATCTGTACGCTGGCCGGCTCGATCGGTGGAGGCGCTTGTCTGGTTAGCTGGCTCGGCATCCAGCACTGGGCCGACGACGTGTTCGGCCTCGTCGGTATGTTCGGCATCGCATTCGCCTGCGGCCTGCCGTCGTGGCTGATCGTGCGCGCGCTGTTCGCGTACATCGACAAGAAGCGCGACGCGGACATCACCGAGATCATTGCGGACGGCGCGCAGGCCGTGAAATCCGTGAAGGACGCGCTGTGAACGCCGCCGACATGAAGCCCTCTGGCGCCTGCCGCACGCTGGTGCGACAGTTCGAGGGCTGCCGCCTGCAGGCCTATCTCGATTCGGCAGGCGTCGCCACGATCGGCGTAGGCCACACGCGCAACGTCAAGCTAGGGGATCGCTGCTCGCAGGAGCAGGCGGACATATGGCTAACGCAGGATCTGGAGGACGCCGGGGCTGCGGTCGCTTCGCTGGTCAAGGTGCCGCTCACCCAAAGCCAGTTCGATGCTCTGACAAGTTTTACGTTCAACCTCGGCGTGCGCCGGTTAGCTGAATCGACGTTGCTGATCCTGCTGAACAAGCGCGACTACCACGGCGCCGCCGCGCAGTTCGCACGCTGGGTGCGTGCCGATGGGCAGGTTCTGGACGGACTTGTACGTCGTCGAGCGGCTGAAGCCAAGCTGTTCATGCCAGCCGAGGTGACATCGTGATCGGCATCTATACGCTCGACCGCTTCCTAACCGGTCTGGCGATCGCCGCCGTGCTGGGTGTGGCTGGCTGGTTCGGCCTTCACCACTACGGCGCCGAGCGATATGACGCCGGCTATGCCGATGCCATCGCTGCTGGAAAGGCCCAATATGACCGCGATGCGGAAGCAGCCCTCAAAACAGAGTCAGACCTGCGCGCCAAACTGGCAGCCCAAGACGCCGACGCCACACGAAAGGACCAAGAACATGCCCAAGCTCTCGCTGATGCTCAGCGCCGTGTGCGCGCTGGCACTGACCGGCTGCGCTGCCCAGCCAATCCCGTACAGCCCACCACCGCGGCCACATCTGGATCCGCTGCCGCCGCGCCTGAAACTGACGGAACAGGACCGGACCTTATGCCGGAGACTGCTGCAGACGTTCTCGGCTACGGAGCAGCAATTGCAAGCATCGTGTCACGATATGCCGAGGTCGTCGAGCGCTTCGACGAGTGCCGAGCAGTGAACGCGAAGTGACGCGGGAATTACAGAAATGCGCTCCTAAGTCCTTGTTTACATGGGGGCCTTTCACTACATTTTCGTGCGTGTCGTCGAGCATAAACGACTATCCAAGGAATTGATTTACCTATAGAAATGCGGATTTACAACTAGGTTTCAGATGTAAATATCGGCACGTCAAATCGGGGCGGTATCTAAAGGCGGTCCGTGATTTCTACAGAAATCCGTCTAAAAAATTACAGAATCACTTTGCCCTAATGGTCTTCCATTCGCCCCGTAGATCGTCGTACTTGGCCGTTGTCTGCGCACTCTTGTGTCCAAGGATTGCCTGCGCGAACTCTGCCCCAAACTCCTCCCGGTAGAGCCTCTCCGAAAGGCTTCGTATCTCGTGGAAAGATGGTGGCGTGCGTCCCTCTGATGCGCCGATCTTCGCCAACTCGCGCGCTTGCTTGAACGCATCAGATAAGCCGTTTGGCCGCACCTTATCGCCGGGTTTGATCGACGAAACGCGCTCGGTATGGTGCACAAGATACCGACTGATGATCAGGTCTCGGCATCCCGCAATCACATCTCCTATCGATATGCCGACCTTCGCGAGCTTGATCGATCCATCAATCTGTAGCCGCGTTTTTCCTGCTGACTTCCCCTGGGCTACGTGCAAAAATCCATCCTTGTAATCGGCAAACTTCATGTTAGCTATATCATCGCGCCTCTGGCCGGTGACGAGGGCAAGCAGCATTGCATTCTTCCCCCGCGTGGATGCCTGCGCGTGAATCGCCCAGAATTGTTCCAGGCTCAGCCGTTCGCGCTTCACCTTGTAGGATGCATTGAACGTCGCCGGCACCGGGTTCTTAGCAACATCGATCACGCCTTGCGTCTCGGCCCATCGGAAGACGTCGCGCAGCCGCGACCGCATGTTGCGCGCGTTTCCAGACCCACTCGACTTCTCGAACGATTCTAGATAGTTGGAAACGTGCATTGTCTCGATATGCCGCATGCGCATCTTCGCAAGGTCTGACTCGGCTAGCTTCTTAAACAGGCTCGTCACGTTGTATCGCGTATTCGCTGCACGTTCTTCTTTGGCTTCCCACAGTTCCCGGTATATTGGCAACCACTCTGCCAGCGTGTAATCTTTGCGCCCAAGAACCCAGTCGACAAGTGACGATGCCTCCCTGGTTGCAAGTGCTGCGTTCGCCTTGCGTGCCTCCTGAAAGGCGAAAGCTTTATCGCACCCTAGACCCTTCTGTCGCTTCGTCTGAGGGTCCCGATAGTAGAAATATCCTGCCGGGTTCTGGTACAGATTAGGCGGGAACGCGCGGTTCTTGGCTAGTCTCTGTCTGCCCATATTAGTCCACGTACCGTGCGTCACGCTTTACCTGATATGCGCGCCCGATCTTCTTAGGCTGCGGCTGGATGTGTCCTTCGTTCACCCACTTCTGCAGTGTGTTCCGGTGCGGGATCTTCGAAAACATCATTGCAGCCCATTCCTGGAGTGTGATGTATCGCGATTGAACTTTCTGTTCCTGCATATTCCCTCCTCTATTCCATTCTCGATCCAGACGACTTCACTGCTGGCCACGTGCATTTGCTCAGCGCGTGGTTGCCACCGCATCTGGTGCATTGCACGGCCGGCGCCGACGTCCACGTCAACCACCACAGCCATATAGCGATAGCGGGGTTCATACGCTATCCTTCCCGGCTTTGGTGTGAGCTTCGATAGCAGCGACCTTGATCGGCACGATGTATGAATTACGCGGGTTTGTACGGACGATAGTCATCACCCAACCTTGACCCTCAGGGGGCATATTCCTTATTGAGTCAAGTTGCTTTTGGCTGATATATCCAAGTACTTCCTCCGCATCCTTCTCCACCGTTCCCGCTGCGGGAGCCGCGCGCCAAGGCTGATCTTCGACCAGCACGACAGAGGGCTTGTACATTTCGAGTTCGGCGGTCCAGTCCGCATGCGTCAGTCCCTTCTCGGACTGCGCGGCGGCTTCATCTGCGTAGCGCACGGGAATTCCGAGTGCTTTGCACATGATTTCGATCTCACCAAGCAGCGCGGACTTTCCGGACCCAATCGGGCCGGATACGATGATCTTCACTTCGCTCATGCTTTCTCCTTCTCGATCGCTGCATCGATGGCTTCACGAGCAGTCGCTGCATCCTTGACCACGAAAGTCAGCCCGTCACTGCAATCTAGGACGCACCAGCCATTCTCGTCGTTGCCTTGTGCACGCAAATGCCGGTTGGCTAAAATCCAGTCCAGTCGCTCAGCATCTGCCCGCAGCCGCTCGACTTCGGCGATCAGTTCAAGCACAGTAGCGGGGTCCGTGGCTGCGATGAACTCCGCGTCGGCACTGGCTTGGGCATCAGATTTTGTCTGGCCTAGTGCTGCTCCCCATCCTTCACTGCGGGCATCAATGCCGCCCGGCACATTCCCAGGCCAGAACACGGCTTCTTTGCCATTGTCTCCGTTGAGACGACTTCCATCCTCCTCCCAATCCCACGGCCCTGGAGTCGCCGCCAGTGCCAGCGCCTTCAGCTTTTCGATGTCCACGGTCATTTCGGTTCCTCCATCGCCTTCAGTTTTGCGAGTTGTGTCGTTGCACGCTTCAGTTCCCTCTGTGCGCTTTTCAGGCGCTCTTCCGCTTTGGCCAGCATCCAGTCGTGCGCCTCCTTCCACGTCGGGAAGAACGGGCGGAACCGCTCTTGGTATCGAGCCCATTTGTCCACTGACCGATACGTGATCTTGGCAATAGGGCTGGTGAACCATGCTTTCGGATTAGCCTTGGCCATTGCCTTCCTCCTTCCCACTGTTCATAGGTGTAGGGGCGGCAGCGATAGCGGATTCGTACGCTGCGCGCCAGTCGGCCAAACTATCGTCGGCCCGGTATCCGCTTTGGAAGGCGAGCACAGCAGCCTTGAGCATCGTTTCGGTTGGCTTGAGCGGAGCCAGCGCGTAGCCCTCTGGCACTCCCCCAGCGGTGCGACCGTCGATGTAGGCGATGAGCCGGGCTCGGGCTCGCCTGTATTCATCATCCGAACCATCCTCGTGCACATCTAAAAATAGCGTTATCTCTTCGCTGAACTCTGGCGAATCGATGCTCGCTGTCTTCCGTTCTGCCAGTTCGCCGCGCTCCTGCTCTTGGCCGAAGTCGGCGATGTATTGAAGCCGCAAATCGGCCAGCTCGCGCTCAAGCTGGCGGATACGCTCGGCATACCGGCTTTGCATGCTCTCGATGTACGCAATCACATCGTCCATGAACGGGTCCGCGCCCTTGTGGTCGTCGATCCACTTCGGCAGTTCTTCCCCCATAGGGGCGGAAGGAGCGGTGACGTACCCGCGCACTATGTCGCCAAACGCCGTAGTTTCATACCGGCCAAAGCCTGTGGAGCGCACGACACCAATGCGTGCAAGCTGCAACATCATGGCCTTGTCAACATCGTAGCCACCTGAGTCGAAGTCCTCGCAGCACTCGCAAAATCGGTTGAATGCAGCCATCTCGTCAGCGTTGAGCAGGCCCATCTTATTCATCGTTCCTCCGCGTGATCCAGTCGTAAAAGCGTTGCCAGAGAGTCGGCTGACGCGAGTAAGGGCCGAAGGTTGTGCCGGGGCACACGTTCTCGCGCCAAAACTTGTCGGCGTCACGTGCCGCGCGCTCTGCGTCCATGTTCAGTTCAGTATTCATTGCGGTCCTTTCTTTACGCCCTTCGGACGTGCTCGGTAATATCCGGCTTTTGTTTTCTCGGCGTTCGCATGCTCCTCATTGCAAAATACGAGTGCGCGGCCACGGTATTGATCTATCACTCCGAACAGCCCGGCGTCACTTGCCCAGCACGCCAGTTCGAAAGCGAACTGTGGCGGGTGAGGTAGAGTCACCTCATGGGCGGCTCTACAGTGCCAGCAAACCAAGTTAGCGTTAATAGGCATTCTTCTTCTCCTGTTCAGCGCTTGCGTCGATAGCGGCGCGTCGTTCATCGTCCAGAACGTTCCCGAGACGCTCGGCAGCGCGGTTAGCCTTTTCGCTGAACGATTTGAAGTCCCCCCCCCGAATTACCCCTGGTCCCACAAGTAAGAATCCTGCTGGCACCTTGAATACGGTATCCTCTCCAGCATTCGATGCATGGGAGTTTGTCACTGGTGTGACATGTGCGGCCTGCTGGGCTATAGCTGCGCGGATTGCTTGCTCGGCGTGATAGTCGACGATCATTGCGCCAGATTCTGTTCGCCTGAGGCCGTCCAGCAAACTGTCAGCATCCCGGCTGGGTTGCATCCGTTCCGCCTGAGGTAGTCCATCCTGACGGATTGACGGTGCTGGGGCGCGGCGAACCAATTCGGTGACAGTTGCGTTCCCATGTTCGGCCCGCACGTCGGCGGCGAAGTTGTGCAGCGAGACCATGCGGCGTTCTCCACCTGCTGCATTTTTCCATTCAATCATCCATGCCACTGTCGGCTGATCGGCAATATTGCTCGCGCTCGTCGTGGTGTCCTCCAGCTTGTTGCAATGCAGGCAACGGCGCGCACTGACCTGATCGCCGAAGTGATGAAATTCGTGCGCACACGAGGCGCTTGCCGTGGTGGCCGCAGTATCGCGGCATGTGCAGCCGTACTTGCCGAACGGTGCGAAACATATGTCGCAAGGTTCTTCGACAGCCGCTCCTGCCTGCTGTGCGGCCGGTGCGGGCGCGTGCTCGTACAGCTTGCGCACCTTGTAGCCTTCCTCGACGTACATCGCGACCTCGGAGGGCTGGATGTCGAACCAGCGCGAAGACTCGCGGTCGTCACCAGTTTCAAGCGCTTGGATCAAGGCAGGTGCTTCGGGCGCGGCTTGGGTGAGCGCGGCGCGGGCGTGACGTGTATTGAACTCCTCGGCAATCTCTGTCAGCAGGGCACGGCAATGCCTTTCTGAGCCAAGGTTTGCAGTTGTCTCGGCTTGGTTAAGAAGTTTGTCCAGGTCTACGCCTGCGGTGTTCTGGTTATGCATTGGATTGTCCTTTCTCTGCCTTATCGAGCGCGTCCCAACGCTTGTTCAGGGTGGCTTGGCGTTTGTCGATATCGTCCTGAAGCGCCTTGCACTTCTTGCGTCCAGCGGCGATTGCATCGTCTTTCGTTTGGTGCATACTCTCGACGTCGTATAGCTTGCCTTTTTCGGTTAAATCTCCGTAGTCGGCCGAATTGTAGCTGGCGTATCTCTTCACGACAGTTACCTCTACCGGTTTGAACGACGGGAGCAACACCCAGACCTGACGCGGATATGTGCGATCACTCATGGTCGCCGCCTTCCTGGGTGTTAGCTGATCCAGTCTGGAGAGCGCGAATAGCCTTGGCAGCGCTGATCAACGTCCACATGCGCTCGGTCTCGCAGCACAGCATTTCGCGTTGCTCGTGTGCCGCGCGGTCGCCGGCAGAATCGTTCATCAGGTCCAGCGCATTCGCCGCTTCTTCCAGGACAGCATTGCGGATTGCCTCGGCGTTCTGTGCGCCCAATGCATCGACGAATGACAACAGGCCGCTTTCGCTGAACTCGCGCCCAAACTGGCGGGCCGTCGAGAATGTCGCCGCCATGTTCAGCACGCCATAGTCGCCTGCGGTCGTTTCGCGGTCGAACTTACGTGGGTCGTCGTTCTGTGCGCCGACAGGAGCTACCGGAGCGGCACGGTCGATCTTTCGCACTGCGGTAAGCCATGCGCGGTAGCGGCCGGTGCCGCGCACTTGCAGCGCGCCAGGACCGTCGCGCCCCTCGTTGGAAAATTCAAGCGAAAACTCGCGCACTTCATGCGGCAAGGTGCAATCGCTGCCACGGTCGCGTAGGCCCATTTTCAGCATGGCGCCCGAAGCAATCCACAGCAGATCGTCTGCTTCGCCCAGCAGCGCAAGCACGTCATTTGCATCGCCCGGCACCTGCACCGGCACGGCCTGCGCCTGTCTTGCCAGATGGGCGACAATAGCAGCGCGTTCGATGTCTCGGGCGAACGATATGTCTTTCAGCAGCAGACCGTTTGCGTTGCGGTGCGCACGGGATATTTCGCCGATCTGCTCATCCGTCAGATCGCCGGTCGGCTGCTCTGCTGCAGCAGGAGCGGCGAGAAGACTCTCGACGTCGGAGAATTTGACCCAATGACCAGTTTTAGACTCAAAGCAGGTATGTCCAGCATAGTTGTACCGCGTCAGTCCTTCGAGGCTAATCATCCCCGCCATCTGCAGGATGCCAGGGAGCGTACCGGCAATAGTGTATTTCTGCGGCTGCGTGTCAGGGATCGGTGCAACAGCGGTGCTGGCGAGTGGCTGATAAGCCAGCAGTTCTGCGCCTGCAGCTGCAAATGCGTTCGCAAGGCCAGTGCGCGTAGTTTCGAATTCAAAGTCCATGCTGTCTCTTCCTTATAGGGTTTTGGCTTCGGCGCGGCGATTCGCTTCGATGGTCCGCCACACTTCGATCTTTGCTTGCGCGGCGACGATCATCCATCGCAGCCGCTCCTCTTCTTCGACGGCGGCGCGCAGGCCATCCAGCAACTGCGCGTACTCTGGATCGGCGTAGGCGTCGCGCTCCTGGGCGCTGATGGCATTGACGCCGCTCGATTCCGCCGCCCGCATGCACAGCGCCTTTTTGGTCTTGCGAAACTCTTCCAGGTAGACGCGCTCCGACTTCGCCTTTGCGTATTGCGGTGCGTGGTCCCGGATGAAGTCCAGCGCCTTGAAGATGTTTATTTCGGCTTCGGGTGCCATCGCAATCTCTGTCAGTGCGGGACGTCCTCAGCCGGGACCTCGGGAGCGTCTTTAGGCTTCTCGAAGTAGTAGGCTCCGTTCAACTCGAAATGCAGCGTGTCGAAACCGGCTTTCAACTCATCCAGCTTGTAGGTTTCGACTTCTCGCCATGCACTGGTGTTGAAGTGCTTCTTCAGCAATGCGATGACCCTTTCCTTGCCCTCTTGCGAGCGGCCGGAGATTCCATGTTCGGTCATTAGGGCCTGGACCTTCTCAAGATAGATTTCGCGCTGGGACTCGATGTGCTTCCAGTCTCGGTTGGAGTTCTGGTCAGGAATGATCCCGTCACTGGTGCGCGAAGTGTCAACGCCCAATTGAGTGCCACCGAGGTTCAGTAGTTCGATGTGCGGTAGGAAGTGCTTGAAGGTCGGGTTGACGAACTCTTTGCCGTCGATGACGTTGAAGCGCTCCTTCAGGATGTAAGCCTTGCGGACCTGCTTCTTGCTATCCAGGCTCTCCATTTCGCGCTCCATGCACACGAGGATGGACGGCTCGTAGCCGGTCTCCGTCTCGGCCTTCATCTTGACGCCGGTCTTCTCAAGTTCTCGCTTGCCGTTATCGTTCGTGAAGAAGTCGTACTCGTAGCCCATGCGGCCGCACATGATGATGTGCAGAGACGAGTTCACGTAGCGATCGGTGAAGCGGCGCCATTCTTGCTTGAGCCAAGCCCAATCCTGAAATTCGAGGCCGCGCGAGCGGTTACGCTTCCTTGCGTACGCCTCAGTAAACTCAGTCCAGAAGTGCGAAATGGAATCGATGATCAGGATGCTTCCGTGCTTCTCGGCTTCATCAACTGCCGAAATGAGATCAGAAAACGCACGGGTCTTCGCCTGCATCAATTCGATGCCGTTCTTCTTGAACAGCGGGGTAACATAATCACTTCCCGTCTCGGTATCGAGGAAGAACGCCGGTTTCTTCGCATACTCGATACCGTGATCCCGAAGGTATTGGATCAGGCCGATCGCAAGGTTGGAAGCCGTAAAGGTTTTGCCGCTGCCCGCAAGACCCATGAAGCCTGCCTTCATGTATGCTTGGGTATGTTCCGCTGGTTTAAAAAGGCTCATTTTTGCTCTCCGTCGTCTTACCGTATTCGTGGATGGCTTGCTCTTGCTTCTGGCTATCCAGTCGCTGGCGGTTATCGTCGAACCACTTCAATGTGTCGGCTGCCATTTCGTACTGCCTAGTCGCCTTATCGCGCATTGCTTGTCGATGTTTGCTCTTCATCGTTACCAGCTCCTAACTTGATTCCGCCGCCCTATCAGACGCACAGCGCGCTCACGCTCATTACGCTCCATAGGCACGATGCTGCGGCGAAGGTGCATGTAGAAGTCGGCTTGGTCCTCTGCCTCTTGCAAGGCTCTGTCCGTC